TGCAAACTTAACAGTAAATGATGTCCAAAGACGTAATCGTATCGTTCGTCTTCTTGCTGATTGGGGATTAATTACTGTTGTAAAAGAAGATAAAGTATCTGATATTGCTCCACTTAACCAAATTAAAGTTCTTGCCTATAAGGATAAGGGTGATTGGATTCTTGAGCAAAAGTATAACATTGGCAAGAAAGGAAAAGCAGTAGACGTAGAATAAATAATTCTGTGCCATTCGTGCGGCACTCTACAAAAGTCGGAACACCCTAAAGAGAAGTTCGGTTTTTACCGTTCTTCTCTTTTCTGTTCTTTGGTATAAATAATAATGGATGCCGAAAGGGTCCACAAAACACAAACTCGCTTTTAAAGGAGCTACTATAATGACTAATCTGATGAAGTATCAGGCTGCGGATCTTCCTGCCTTGCTGGAAAGAATCAACCGCAATACAATTGGACTAGATGAATATTTTGATCGCATCTTTAGTCTTCACGAAACAACTTCTAACTATCCCCCATACAATCTTGTTCAAGTTAGCAATGTAGAGTCACGACTGGAACTTGCACTTGCTGGATTTAAAAAGAAGGAGGTTTATGTCTATACGCAAGACGGAAAACTCTTTGTTGAAGGGCAGAAAGAAGATAAAGAAACGCAGTCAAACTATCTTCACAAAGGTCTGGCTCAACGGAGTTTTACACGTTCCTGGACACTCTCTGATGACACGGAAGTTCGATCAGTTGATTTTGAGGATGGGCTTCTGACAGTGACTCTTGGTAGAATTGTTCCAGAGCATCATAAGCGAAAGGACTATCTATAAATATAACTGAATATCGTCGGCGCTGGGAGGCAACTGGCAAAATCCAGTTGACGCCTCCCCTTTTTCTTGCTAAAATATTACTAGGTAAAAGTGTTTTATGACTATTAAATTGCTGCTTCTCAAATCTGGAGAAGATATCATCGCAAACGTAAATGAAATGGTTGTTGGTGATGAAGAAAACAAAAGAATCGTTGGATATTTTCTAGATAGACCTTGTATTGTCAAGATGAGAAGTCCTACGATGATTACTGAAGAAGTTGGAGAGGGTGTACAGAGAACAGGATTTGAAGTGTCCTTGTTTCCTTGGATGCCACTGTCCAAAGATGAGAGAATCCCAATCCCCGCAGATTGGATGATTACTATGGTTGAACCAGTTGATAAACTAAAAGAAATGTACGTTGAGGACATTACACAAAATGGAAAAGACAATAAAGATACTTCTTCTACTGAACAATCAGATTCTGATATCACAGATTGAGGAAGTATCTGCTGATATTGGGGAACCTGACTGTAAACTTGTTAAACCCTTTGTCGTAAAAGAAAATAAAACCTTAGAACCATTCTTGTTTGAAGTGACCAAGCAAGACACATTTATGATGAGTTCGGACAAGATACTTACTCTTGCAAATCCAACTCCGACACTTCTTGAAAAATATGAGGACTTGATTAAGGAATGAGATTTTACACTAATGTTCAATTGATTGGAAATCAATTTTTGGTTCGTGGCGTTGAAGATGATAAAAGATTTGAGACAAGAGATGAGTTTTTCCCAACTCTATTTGTAAAGACAAAAAAAGATTCTAAGTATAGAACATTAGGTGGAGAAGCAGTAGAACCAATCAATCCAGGAACAGTTCGTGACTGTCGTGAGTTCTACAAAAAGTATGATGAGATTGATGGGTTTGAAATCTACGGTAATGATCGTTACATCTACCAATATATCTCAGAGAAATACCCTGAAGATGAAATCAAGTTTGACATTAGTAAAATCAAACTTGTAACTCTTGATATTGAGGTTGCTTCTGAAGAAGGATTCCCTGATGTAGAATCTTGCTCAGAAGAAATCCTTGCAATCACAATTCAGGACTACACCACTAAAAAGATTATTACTTGGGGAGTAAAACCATTCAACAATAAACAAAAGAATGTTACTTACCATCACTGCCCAAGTGAGTATGAACTTCTGAATCACTTTATCAACTATTGGATGGTTGATGTTCCTGATGTGATTACTGGTTGGAACATTCAGTTGTATGATATTCCATATATCTGTAAGCGTTTGAATCGTGTTCTTGGTGAAAAACTAATGAAGCGTTTTTCGAACTGGGGACTGGTTACTGAAGGCGAAGTTTTTATCAATGGACGTAAGCACACGACATTTGATGTTGGTGGTTTGACTCAATTAGACTATCTTGACCTCTATAAGAAGTTCACTTATAAGGCACAAGAATCATACCGTCTTGACTATATTGCTGAAGTAGAACTGGGGCAAAAGAAACTAGACCACTCTGAGTTTGATACCTTTAAGGACTTCTATACTCAAGGTTGGCAAAAGTTTATTGAATACAACATCGTTGACGTGGAACTTGTTGACCGTTTGGAAGACAAGATGAAACTGATTGAACTTGCACTTACGATGGCATACGACGCAAAGGTAAACTATGCGGATGTGTTCTATCAGGTAAGGATGTGGGACAATATTATCTACAACTATCTTAAGAAGCGGGATATTGTCATTCCTCCAAGGAACAAATCTCAGAAGAATGAAAAGTATGCTGGTGCATATGTAAAAGAACCAAAACCTGGTAGGTATGATTGGGTTGTGAACTTTGACCTTAACTCACTGTATCCACACTTGATTATGCAATACAACATCTCCCCAGAAACTCTGGTTGATGAAAGGCACCCAACAGTAAGTGTTGACAAAATCCTCAATCAATCAATTAACTTTGAGATGTATAAGGACTATGCAGTATGTGCTAATGGTGCAATGTTCCGAAAGGACATTCGTGGATTCCTTCCAGAACTGATGGAAAAAATGTATCAGGATAGGGTCATCTTCAAGAAGAAGATGATTGCTGCAAAGAAAGAGTATGAGAAAACCAAAAACAAAGAATTGGTAAAAGAGATTGCCCGCTGTAATAACATTCAGATGGCAAAGAAGATTTCTCTAAACTCTGCTTATGGTGCCATCGGAAATCAATACTTCCGTTATTATAAACTTGCAAATGCAGAAGCAATCACTCTGTCTGGTCAAGTTTCAATTCGGTGGATTGAAAACAAGATGAACACTTATATAAACAAACTACTCAAGACTGAAGATGTTGATTACGTTATTGCTTCGGATACTGATTCTATCTATCTTAATATGGGTCCTTTGGTTGAGACTGTATACAAAGGAAGAGAGAAAACTACTGAAGGCATTGTTTCGTTCCTTGATAAGGTCGCTTCAATGGAACTTGAAAAGTATATTGAGGGTTCTTACCAAGAACTGGCGACCTATGTGAATGCTTATGACCAGAAGATGCAAATGAAGCGAGAGAACATCGCTGACCGTGGCATCTGGACTGCGAAGAAGCGATACATCCTTAATGTATGGGACAGTGAAGGTGTCCGATATGAGGAACCTAAACTCAAGATGATGGGTATTGAGGCAGTTAAATCTTCTACCCCAGCACCTTGCCGTAAAATGATTAAGGATGCTCTTAAGTTGATGATGAGTGGAACTGAAGATGAAGTTATTGACTTTATTGAAAATTCCCGTAAGGAGTTCAAGTCTTTACCTCCAGAGCAAATTTCATTCCCTCGTTCTGCATCTGATGTTGTTAAATATCAGTCATCTTCCGACATTTATATAAAAGGAACTCCGATTCATGTTCGCGGAGCACTTCTGTTCAATCACTACGTTAAAGAGAATAAGTTGACTAATAAGTATTCTCTAATTCAAAACGGCGAGAAGATTAAGTTTGTATACTTGAAAAAACCAAACACAATACACGAGAATGTGATCTCTTTTATTCAAGAATTTCCAAAGGAACTTAACCTTGACAGATACATAGACTATGAATTACAATTTGAGAAAGCATTTCTAGAACCACTCAAGATTATCCTTGATTCGATTGGGTGGTCTGTAGAAAAAACTGTAAACCTTGATTCCTTTTTTGCTTGATGGACTTGCCTATTAACGACGATGAACTGAATACTATTATTAGTGCTATGCATCTTGGTGGAGATGTTGCACTTTATCAAAAACTAAAACTGGTGAAAGAACTGCGAGAGCAAGGTTTGCCTTATAAAAAAATACTTCGTGAACAGTATGGGATGGTGGCAT